AGGTTTATATGCATTAACAGAACCTAATCTAAAAAAATCAACAAATCGTAGAATAATATCTTCATCTGTCATTCTTACTTGAATTTTAAAAAATCTATTATTTTTTAATAGTTTTCCCCAAAACCCAAATGATCCCTCACCTTCAAATACTCCAGCAAGAAATATTAGCTTTTGTTCTCTAGTTAATTTTTCGTATGAGATCAACGATTCCTCCACTACTAAATTTTAATTTTTCAAATGGCTGTATATCAGATTTTAAAATTGTTCCTCGTTTTAAATAATCTAAAGTTACCTTATAAGCTTTATCATTAGCTTTTTTTATAACAGATTTTGGTATTCCTAATCTTTCATAACCTGCTAATATACCTTGTTGAACTGCAATGTCTCTGTTTCTTCCTACAAAATCTTTTAAGGGAGGTTTGCTTATTTTAAATTCAAAATTTTCGCCTTTTTTTAATTTTAATGGATTTACAAAAATTTGATAATCTTCAGGAATAAGCTTTGTTACTTCTTGCATCTTTGAGTTATTCATTCTTATTCTTTCTAAAATTTCTTGAGCTCTATCTGTATCTTTAAACTTATGTTTGTCAAATAACTTTTTATCTTTCAAAATTTGATTTAATAATTGATTACCATAGTTTTCATACCTTGATAAAGCTTGATTAGTTGGATTAGCAACTAATGCTAAATAATCAAAATTTAAACCTTTTAATATGTCAGAAGTCAGTAAACCTTCTCTTTGTAACTGTACCATTCCAGCTCTATTAACTGTATGCTGAATATTTGTCAAATTTGCAGGAACTTTTACAATTTTATTATATTGGTTTAATGCTGGTATGTTATAATTTTCTAACTGTGCTTGAAAAACATTTCTAAAAATATTTGGTGCTGAACCAGTCATAAATCTAGTTTGAGGAGCTTTCTCTCTAACAAGTAAATCTTGTGCACGTCTAATAATATTGCCTTTAACATTTAAATCTCCAGATTCAATTGTTTTTAGTCTCTTACTTGCTGCTTCAGACATTAACTGTTTTTTTTGATTAGGTGAAATTTTTTCTGAACCATAAACAAGTTGTTTAATCGCTTGTTGTATTTTATCTAAAGGTTGTTTTTCTAAAAAAGAATCTTGTAATTGTTGAATAGGTTTACCATTTCGAAGTAAAAACTGAATTTGTGAATTTTTATCTGGGTTTGCAGCTTTAAAAGCTTTTATAGATTGAAAAAGATTTTTTTTAGGGTAATTTTCTCTAATTAAAACTTCTAAAATACCTGTTGAACTTGGAATTTTTGTACCAAAATTTTCATTAGTTTTAAAATTGACCAAAGTTTCAAATTTTTTTTCAGCATCCTTAGAAAGTAGTTTGTTATTTTTTAATTCTTCAAGTGTATTTAACGCTCTTTTTTTATTGTTAGATATAGATCTAGTTAAATAATTTTTTGCTAATTTATCTTGATCAAAATAAGCTTTTTCAATATTATGTGCTCTTGCTATAAGAGTTAAATTTGCTTTTTGCAAATTTTCTTTTAAATAACCGTTGTCTTTAAGTAAACCTTTATATAAATTTTCACTAAGTTTGCTAGAATCAATTTTTTTATTTACAATTTGAGGCGAACTAAGATTAATTTCTTTATAACCTTTTTCAGGTGCAATTTCGTCTGTAAATTTAATAAACTGATCTCTTCCTTCAGGACTAATTCTTTCTCTTAACTGAAGTTTATCTCTTAAAAGAGATCCAGCTGTTTCTGTTTTATTTGGATTTATTTTATTGGTTTTAAAAAAAAGATTTTTAAATATACCAATTCCATTAAAATTTGACATAATTTTTTTTCTTAATTAGTTTTAAACCTTGAGAAGCAGGTCCTTTTAATGGAGGTGGTCCAAATCGTTTACCAGGAAGTTTAACCTTTTTTCGCTGGTTCATTTGATTTAGCTCTTAAAGATTGTTCTGCCAATTTTAATTTATCTTTAGCAACTTTCATTCTTTCAGCTGCTTGTTCTTCTTGATTTTCCATTTTCATTCTTTCAATATCATATTTCTCTTCAAGTTCTATTTCTTTACGTTCTAAATCTTGTTGAGTCTCTTGAGCTCTTCTTTGAATGTCCATAGCTTTAAGATCAAGTTCTCTTTGTTTCAAAGTTACTAGTGGATCTTGTTGTTGTGTACCACCTTCTGCTTGAATAAGCTGTGTTGTTAATTCTGCAATTCGTTTTGCAACCATAGAATTAAATTGTATTTCAAATCCTGCTGGATCTTGTTGAGCCATCATGTTCATTTCTTCAGATTCAGCTATCATTGCACCAACTTCTCCTTGTGCTTTAAAAGATATGTGATCTGATATGTGTCCTTGTAATAAAGCGTACACCATAGGATTAATTTGTATCATTCTGCTTTGAATAAATGCTCCGTGAGCCGAAATATGTGCATCATGGTCTTGCTCTGGAAAAACATTTAATAATTCCATCTTTAACGCTCTTGCATTTTCTAATGCGGGGTCTTGTGGAAATGGTTCTTGTGGTGGTGGCATTAATAAATCTATTTCTTTTGTGCCAATTGCTTCATAAACACGTCTATATGCTTCTCTTAGGTCATGCATTTGCGGATTTGACTGTGCAATTTGTAATTGTGTTTGAGCAAGTGTAAATCTTTGAGCCATTGAAAAAATATTTGGGTCTGCAACTGGTATAACATCAACTTTATCGTCAAAATCTTCTACTTTTACAAGTCGATCTGCTCCTGTAACTGCATATGGATACACTGGAGGCAAATAAGTTGCAAAAACATCAGCTAAAAGATTAAATTCTTGCTTCATTGTATAATAAATTCGTTTGTGAATAGCTGACATGACTCTTGAACCACGTTCTAAAAGTGCAATTGTTGTTCCAACAGCTCTGTTTGCAACATCTTCACCTAGTTGCATGTCTGCAATTGATGCAAAACGTTGTCCAGCTTGAACACAAAAGCCTAAAAGTTGAAATAAAGTTGGACTTGGCTCTTTAAATGGTAAAAGTTGGAACTGATCTTTAATATTTCCGCCTGGTGCATCAACATCTCTGAACTCACCGGGTTGAAAAGGTTGATCATCATCACGAATTCTTATTCCTCGTGACTTAAATCCTGCTGGTAAGTTAGCTAAAGTGCCTGCATCAAGCAATTGTCTTAGTGCTGAAGTGGCTGTTCGTGATAATCCACCTATCATATGTATTAAACCAAATCCATAAAAACCTAAACCTGGTAAAAATTTATAATGAACAAAATATTCTGTTCTTTTCATCAATTCATCTTCAGGATCATAGTTACGATAAATGGATAGAATCTCTTGTGAGCCCTCATCAATCGTTACAATGTAGGGAATTTTTATATTTTTATTTTTTTTAGTTCTGTCTGGATTTTTTTCATATTCTTCTAAATCTAAATCAACATGCATTTCTAATATGTTATGTTGAAACTCTGTATCTCCAGCAGGTTTGACACCTTCAATCTCATCTAATTTTTGTTTTAAACTACTTTCTTCTGGTCTCTTAACAGATAGTTCTATATCTCTATAAAATCCTGCTTTTTGTTTTTTAAGAACTTCATTGTCACTCATTTTTATAATATGAGTAATTCTTTCACAATCTTTTAAATCAGTTGCATAATAAGGAACTACTAAGTCTTGCGCGGGCACGAACTTAGCAATTGCTCTTTGCATTATTTCATCGTAATAAATTTTTTTAAACGTAGATCCTGATATTGGTAAATAAAATAATAGTTGATCAAACTCAGGAGTGTATTCTTGCATTTGATCCATCAACATGTAGTTCATAAAATCCTCAACTCTTTGTGCTTGTTCTACAGTTTCTCGAGTTGCAGCTCCAACAACCTGTGTTCTTACAGGTCCTTCAGGTGGTAATAATTCTTTGTAAGCCTGTGCTTGAAATTGTGTAACTGACTCAGCTAATAATGGATGTGTTACACCTGATGCTCCTTGGAAGGGTCTAGTTTGATCTGTGTATTTAAACCCTAGTAAATCTAGACCTTGTGTGTACGTCTGTTCCCAATCTTGTCTTGAAACTTTATCTTTTCTATAATCTTGAATTAAACTTCCTGCCATTCTGGACAATACTGTATCATCCATGTCTTCAGCTAAATTTTTATAAAAATCATCTGCTGTTTCTTCTGTAGTTTCTTCGACTTCACCCTCTTCAGTTGGGGTTTCAATTTCTATATCAACTTCTTTTTCTTCAAGGATAGGATCTTGAGTTGGATTATTTTTATCTATTTCAGCCATGATTTAGTGATTTGTTATAACAAAGATTATAATATCACGCAAATATATTAACGACTAGACCGCCCTCTTTTTTGTATAGTTTAAAGGGTGTACCTTTCATTGTATCAGTAACTTTAATACCAAAGGCAGGATAATAAAGATTTGGATCGTTAGCTTTCATTTCAACTATTTGTCCACTTTTTCCAGTAATACTTTGCCAAGCTAATGCTTCTTCTTTTGTTTTAAAAGCAGCTAAATGTTGATATCTTAATTGTTTTGGTACACCTAAAGCT